TGTCAACATCTTCGACACCATTCATTATATCCTTAACGCTATATTGCTTCATTCAATAACATTTGTAATTGCAAAAATAAGCTATTATTCCACATACTCCACAGGGTGCCGGCCGGCCCCTTTAGATTGCCCTGAATTGATACGGGCATATCGTTCTCATCCCTCACTACTTCAAAACCAACGGTGCATCTGCAATTACATACGTTCCCTGCACTTGCCCGACTATCACCTGGATATTCCATCTGTTCCACACTTCCCATTCCGGGAACGGTGAAAGGCTCATCTACTGCTACACGCTTTCCATCCATGTGCAAATGGTCGAACTTATCACGGGGTATTCTTCGTGTACGATCATCTGTTATTGCTATCCATTCCTTTTCAGTTTGCAGACCTGTTGATACGGCACCTAACAATGCACCCTGATTTGCGGCCCTTGTTGTTTCTGTTCGGGCAATGAGTTCTGCACGGTACGCATTGATACCTGACTTTTCTAATTCCGACATCATTTGTGTTATGCTCCACCCCTCTTGCATCCCTTTAATCAATACTTTGCGAATAGTTTCCTTTGTGGTAGAAGTAATGCCATCGGTCAGCATCGTTAATCCTTGATCAAGGAACATCTTAATAACTATCGCCCATCTTTGTTGAGGTGTCAAGTTATCCTTTATACCTGCTTTGCGCCTAATCTTGTCATAGTTGTATTTAGCCATTGTCATTCCTGCACCTTGATGCAGTTGGCTGATAATTCGTTTCAGTCCGCTTTGGTCGGGTTGTTCGCCATTGAGTATAGCTTTGCATTGCTTATCAAGTTCCTTCTTGATTAGCACCCTGTATTTCTTCCGGTATTTATTGTATAGTTGGCGGTACATCGGGCAGATTAGTGAAGTCATCCATTGGCATCAAACCTTGCGGAATATACAACTTTTGATAATCTTCAAGCGGCACATTGGGATCCGGTGCGATACCCATTACTTTGAGTTTCTGTTCCGGGGTCAGCCACCATGATGTATTCAACCATTGCGCCTGTGCTTCCCTGTTCGCTTCGAGTTCTTGGTAAACGGTCAAATCGAAGTCCACGAATATATCAGTATTCTTGTACCCCCAATCGGTTTTCATCTTACGGTTAAGGTTATCCCGGATAGCTATCAGTTCGGGAAGAACGGCCCGTAAAGTCAGCGACTTTTCCGCTTCACGCATGTTGTTGTAGGTGGCCGCATCCTGCGAACCTAATAGAACAGGAGGTACACCATAGATTGAGCATAACGCTTCCTTATCCCATTTCTCTGCTTCGATTAGTTGCAGATCTTTTGCAGGTAGGCCCATTTGCTGCCATCCAACCTTATATGCACTAATGGCTGCACTTCCATACTTGCCTGCACCGGATGACATTGATAATTGTGTTTTAAGTGCCTGTGCTTGTTGACCACCACTTAACGGATCGAATCTCATATCATCCATATAAAGTACTCCTAACGGCCCCATATTATCAAACATGGCAACAGATGCTTCCTTTGCACTATTCGACCTTGTTAACACCTTGCTTGCCGCCCGTAAAGGTGATAACCCATACAACTGCCCACCGGTTGCTGACCATTCAGGATTGAAATATTTATCATGCAGGATTTCAATCGTATTGAATGGGATGTACTGACCATAGTAAAGTTGATATGCTACCTTCTTTGGTGGGAATTGCTCAATGTCAACCTTAACTGCCATGTATTGTGCAGGTAGTACATACAACTCCATTGGCTTGCCCTTGTTCACGGAAGCATCGCCAACCATTTTCGCATAGATGAAGGAATTGCCGGTTATCTTCTTAAACCCTACCCATTGTTCGATAAGGTCTGACCATGAATCTTCGCTATTAGGATATTTCAACAACTCATTCAGTCGGGCATCGCCTTCGTATAGTTCAAATGCCTGTTCTTTCAGTTCCTTCAGTTCTTTGAGGTCAATGGTAACGGGTGAGTTTAATTTCGCCTGATACTGCTTTGCCTTCGCCTTATCCTTCACCTTGTAAACTCCCCAAGGTGCTACTTTCGCCTTTTGGGTAATCAGCGTAATGATGGCATATACCAAGTCATTGCCGATATAACTATCCCTAACTATTTCTGCCTGATTCTGCCCATCCCAAGTTATCAAACCCCTTTCGATTGATACTTGTACAGGTGTTTTAACGGGTGCTGCCTTGCGTTTAAGGAAATCGAATAAACCCATAATGTTTTATTTGTTACTGGCAAAATTACGATTTAATTGCCTACCATACTGCCACCTGGAATGCCGGCTTGTGTAAGTGGGTGAAGATGGCATAACGCATCGCATCTAATCCATCGTCATTCTCTTTCACTGGTTCATCAATCACATTGTCATTCTTGTCCTTCTTCCACTTGTAGGATTGCAACTCCCGAATGATGTTCTTACTACCGGATGTAACATATAACGGGTAGGATTTAACCTTCAATATTCCCGGCCATACTTCTTTGTTCGCTGCCTGTGCATTGATACCACCCCTGTAAAGTTCTTCAATGCTTTTCGGTTCGGCCGCATCGCAGTACACGGGTTTGCGGTCTGATATATGGTCTTTGACTTCCCTGCTTATTTCGGATGGTGTTAATCCCGATTTGTATATCAACTCTTGCACATAGTTCGCACCCTCATAGTGTACCACCTTAACGAGTGCGAGTGGGTGAACGTAACCAAAGTCCAAACCATAGAACACATCGCCCCCCTCCGGCAATACATCTGTTATCTGCCATTTGGTGTAGATAATCTCCTTTGCGGCTCCCCTTTCGCCCAATCCATAAACTTTCCACATGAAGTCATCGGGTAGGTTCCTATACCCTTCAATGATGTCTATTTGCGTTTGGGATAAGTTGCCCTTATTGTGAATGTAGGTAGATTTTATGCGCTTGTTGTTGGGATTGTCCGCAACATCGTACACCCAACTCACGAAGTCGGCAGGGTTCCAGTCTAAAAATATTGTACCCGTTGTACGCATGGCCAACTGGTCGAATAGTGCCTTGCGGATAAGGTTGGCTTCATTGACGAAAAGAATATCTCTGCCCGGGCCCCGTGCTTTTTGCTCATCCTCTAACCCGAATAGTTCGATATAACTGCCATTAGGGAATTTGTAGATGAAGTCAGTAAAACTGAAATCTTCATCCTTCCACATTGCCCAATCTTCCATAATGGTCTTGAAATCCCTGTATGCGCCCCGTTTGATGTGTGGGAGTGAATGCGATACGATGCTGATTCGCTTGTTACGCTCCGTAGATGCTATCTGAATGAGCAGTTGAACGATGGAGAATGATTTCGACGATCTACTTCCACCCTCATTGCAGATTATCGGGTAACCTTCATTGTATGCCTTTTCATTGGCATAGAATACGGATGTCGCTTTGATTTGTTTAACTTGTTGCGATACCACACTTCTTGAATTTCTCTAAACTTATAAATTCCTCTTTAGTTTTCTGCATAACGCAGTAAACATTCCAACCATCTGTCGTGTTACCCATAGCAGGATGCTCACCAATATCAATGAGAGAGTAATCACCAAAGCCAGCGAGTAGCTTATAAAAGTCTGTAGTATAGTAGTTGAATCCATGCCCCGGCCAGTTCCCTGTCTTTGGGTTTTCGCTGACAATGAATCCCCCAACTTTAACGAGGTTGTGCTTGTTCTTCCAGCAGTTGTATATGGCTTTGATGTCATGCTTGCCGTTTGTGCCAACGTGTTCGGAGGTTCCTGCATCCACCAAAAGATCGTATTGTATTCCGAAATCATGTAGTTGTGAAAGGTCATACGGTTCACTTCCATTCTCTCCGGATATGTCAAATGCGACATAGTTCTTGTTTGCATAGTAGGTATCTTTAACGTATGGTGCAGGTAGTGTAGGATGGCGGTAATCATTCTGCGCTCCTAAATCTACCACCGTTTGCACTTTGTCAATTACAAGGTCTATTAGTTCGATTGTTTTTCCTGTGTAGCCCATATTATTTCTTTAGATGTACCACAATATCCCGGTGGTCGGGTGTTAGGTTACGGCTTACTATTTTGAATTTATGCTTCATAATATCAACCGTTCTGTCATCTTGGTAAAAATGCCCTATTAACATTCTATCCCCTAAATTGTATTTACTCCAGTCATCGAAGTCGGGGAACTCCGCTTTCAGTTTGTCAAAGTTACTAATCATTATCACACAATCACCGCCCTTCTTCATTACTCTGTAAATAGATTGCAGATATTCTTTAATGGCATCATTTGAGAAGTGGCAGAATACTCCGTAACTGAATACAAAGTCAATTGAGTTGTCATGTATTCCGGTGCAGTAGTAATCTTGGTTGTCTAATTCCTTATACTTCACATTGTGGTATCTCACTCCATCGTGTTCGGGTATCACATCTATTCCGATAACTTCATCGAATTGCTCTGATAGTACTTTTGTGAATACACCGCCACCGCATCCTATTTCTAAACAGGTTTTAACACCACCAAACGGATAGATAATTCGCTCAATCACCTGTTGTATGCCTAACCCATAGGTGAACTCCTCATAGTACCCATTGCTGCCCCAAAAGTTAATGAATTGCTCTTTGGTGAAGTCCATAGTCTAAAGTTATTTAGATTTACTCCATTTCTGTTTGCGATTGTATTGCAACCATTGCCCATACTCTTTTGGTGAGCGACCGTAATCTACCCACGGAAATACAACACCGCCTGTGCCATCAGGCAATATTTCCCTTTGATTGTTTCGTTGTTGTTTTGGTAAAGTTTGCTTTGACTGAATCTCAATAGTTTTTTGATTCAATTGAATTTGACTTGGCATTGCTTGTGCGGCACCGCCAAAAGCTAACGCTGCAATAGCAGCTAAAGACATTGTTTTTCTTTTCATATATTTATATTTAATCTTTTACCCCCCAATTAATGAAGAATGGTTCTACTGGCATAAACTCACGATAAGCTAATCCCCCATACGGCTGCACCTTTACACCATTTAGATTCATGATAGCTGATAGCAGCGATTGATCGTGACGGCTGCTAACATAGTGTGGATTCTTACTCTCGTTATGGTGAAAGCAGTTATTGAAGGCACCATCAATCCACTTATCGAAGATAGGCTTAGTCGCAGGATGGTCGAAGTCAAACACAATACAACAAGCCATAATCTGATACATCTGCAATACCTGTGTGTAATCCCTTAACCCTAACCATGCGATTTGGTGGTCGGGGATATACTTGTGTAACGGATGCCCTTCATTATTCCACGCAACAATCCCATGCTCGGCTGCAAGTTGCCAGAGTGAGTCAGGGTTGCGCATTACTCGAATGGTTGAATCGCACCAAATGATTTTCCGATAACCTAACTCATACGCTTCAGCTATCATAACCGGCTTAAACTGATACGGCATATTTTGATGTGACCATGATTCGTATTGCTTCGATTTTGGCCATTTGCCTTGCAGTATCTTTCTGCCCTGGTATTCATCCACATAGCCATCAACACTACGCAAATGAGTGTCATAATCGGGAGCATTGCGATTGATTGAACGGATAAGCCCTAACATCGCCTCGTTATAGTTCTCCCTGCCTGTGGAGGAAAGGGAGGTGATTACCTTGCCCATATTACATTTTCTAAATTGTTTAACAATTTTTTGTGCAGTCCGAACCCATTGCAGTACTCTTTAATGAGCTGAAATAGGTCAGCATTGCCATTGTGTTCAATGCATACCATTTGTGTACCGGATAGGTTAATCTGTTCAAGTATCTCAAAGTCCATACCTTCAGCATCAATGCTAATGAAATCGAATACCTTGTAGGGTGAGTTCTTGACCAATGTCTTATAAGTCCAAACCTCTGTCATACGTTCTTTGAACTCCGTACCATTCCAACGCTTCATCTCCGATTTCTTAATGGTGGATAATAGCGATACATCGCCCCTGTTCAAATGTGTTCCCATTTCATGGAATGTACAAGTGCCATCTGCCGTACCGATTGCCACATTGAACGCTTTTACCTTGTCATTCGGTGGTATGCGATTGAAGGCATCTTCTGACGGCTCTACAAGTACACCACCCCATCCATTGAGTTGCAGGGAATATGTATTGGACAAAGTTTGTCCATCATTGGCACCAATGTCGAGGAATACTCCCGATGTGCGGAAGTACTGTTCGATTACATCTTGTTCGTTGTTTTGGGAGTATCGCATAAATGCAATTTATCAGGGTTAAATATTACTAATTCACCTTTAACATCATCAACAAATGTCAGCTTTAGTAGTGCATTTTTAGTTGTGCTTATTACTTCGCCATGATTCACTATAGCCACCTCCCATGCCTTTTCTTTCAGCATACGAACAAAGTATTGTTGTATCAATTCATTTTGATACTTCGATTCATCAATCTCGAATGTCGCAGTAATGGTTATCATTTGCCGTAGGTTTCGGTGTAGTAATCATCAAAGCATTCATCTACCTCTTTGCTTGTTATACACATTTGGGTACCATTTCCATCTACCCAAGCACGTTTCTTTTGTTTCTTTTCCATTTCTTTGGCTTGTTCTTTCAATTTGTTGTACAAAGATTCTTCTTCTACTGTCAAATAATCTGCTAAACCGTTTAATGTTAAACGCTCTGCAAACCACTCAACCGCCGTCTGTTGTGCCATGTTATTGTTCTTTAATTTTGTTCCAATAAAGTCTATGCAATTCTACTACTTCCGGTTTATTTTCAACCATACTTAGCAGCTCTTCTCCATCGTAATCCGTACATTCATTTGTAATTGCATCCATTACGCAATCTGCATTTGTTAGAATTACATCTATTATTTTAACTACTTGCTCTCTCGTGAAGAGTTTTAATTCTGTCTGTTGTGCCATGTTATTTGCCTTTTAGGTTTTTGATTTTCCTTCTATTGGAGGCGAAGTTGTAAAATGCTCTACCAAACTTACCCCTTTCTTGATAGGTTTTTTCTTTCATTTCTATTAACTTTAATAAATATTTCCAATTAGAATTAGGAATTATAATGCCGTCTTCTAAATAGGTGCGCTCTAATAATGTCTGTTGTGCCATGTTATTTAGATTTAGCGTCTTTATATGCAAATATTGGAGATTTACCTTTCTTTAATCCTTCATAGAAGGAATTTAATTTCTTTCTATTAAACAATTCCCACCAACATAAAGTAAATAATTGTTTATAATTAAGATACTCAAAAACTTCATACAAATAAGCGTTTTTGTTTTTCTGTTGTGCCATGTTATTTCTGTTTTAGTTTTTCTATTTCCCTTTCAATATACCACTTCGCTTTTTCCAAATCCTCAATAGGATTGTCAGTCTTTCGCCCTGCCCGTGCAACGTACTTGATTACATTCCCCAAGCAGAAATTCAACCCCCACGCTTCGATTACGTTGATAGCTTCATAAGTGCCGGAGTGGTAGTACTTCATTACTTATTCGTTCTAAACTGATAGTGATATAATTCCTTCTCAATCTTTACCTCTGTCTGCAGAACCTTTGCATTGTGCATTGCAGTAGCATACAGATAATCTTCCCCTATCTTAATGTCCTGAAATGGGAATCTAATGGCAATCTCCCTGCGTACCGGTACAATGTGGTTAGGATAGCGATAATAAGCCCCGTCTTTCGCTTCATAGCCGTATTCCTTACTGATATACCACTTCCGCTCATCCTTGCCATTGGTGGTCATTATTCCGTTATATACGATAACATCTGGATCCTGCTTTGCTGCTTCGAGTATGTCAGCGATGTAGGTCGGTGCAATCATGTCATCATCATCCACGAATACAATATACTTGCCTGTTGACTTGCCTATGAGATAGTTCCGTTTGCGGCCTGTACTCATGGCACCATTATCCGATTCTACAATGATTTCTACCTCATCAAGTAATTGAATTGGTAACCGTGCTTTTTGCTGCACTAATTCCTGTAAAAGTCGGGTGAGATAACCCTCACGGCCTTGAATGGTGCAGATTAGGATGGATAGAGTCATAATGGGTTAATTGATTCTCCGGCAGTTGGATTGCCGAATACCTTAATATCATTTTGGTCAACGGTTCGCAGTAATCCAGTGTGATACAATTTAACAATAAATTGTGGATTGCTATGTATGCTGCCTGCTATCATAAATAATGCAACACCATGACCTAACGGAGTTTCTACATCGAATTGGTTAAGTATTTCATGTATAGTTTGCACTATCATACATTCTCATTTGGGAATCCAGCGGCTGACCGCTTAATGTAGGTTTGCTCGTCAATGTGGTAGTAACCCTGCGTGTGCCGTAACTGGGCATCAATAGGTTCTCCAGTCCAGGCAGGATGGTAATGGTCAAAGATGCGCTCCGGCACATACTTCCACTTACCAAGTTTCTTCGCCACATCCATAGCCTCGTTATCGCACCACAGGGAGAAGTACTGTGGATGGTAGATGTAGTTGAATCTTTCATAGTAAGTCCTGCCCATTATGCTCATGGTAGGTAGTAGGTGGTTAACCCTTCCGTCTGGGAAGTGGATGAATTGGTCAAGATTGTCAGCGAAAGCATTGATTATTTTAATGTCATAGCCTGGAACGAGGAAACGCATATCATCGCTCATGTTCACCACTATATCCCCCTTCCATCCTTCCATACCCCTGTTGATGGCGTGTACCTTGCTATTGCTTTTACCGTGTGTGAAGTAGATATTTGGATCCCTTTGCAGTTCGAGGTAATGGGTACTATTCAGCGTTACATCATCATCATCATCAACGGTGATACCGATTGTATAATCCGCTTTGTGCGAATATGCCTTAATGGTGGCAATGGCAGCAGTCATTTTTGTTGGCCTACTGCGTGTGGCAAAGTTGTAGTGTATTTTCATGCGTTCGGTTCGGTTTATACAAAGGTGGCAAAAACTTTTGGTAAATTCCATCTGTAGCCGGCACTTTAGTTTTCCACACGCAGTACATTGTTTCTCAATCGGCAATGGGTGCGCTATTTGGGTCGGGAATGATTTGGATAATGGTTTGGACGGGTTGCTGGATGTCGGCTTCCACTTTTGTCGGGATTAGTTTCGATGCCAAGCGATAGAATTCTGTTGGGTTTGTCTTTGCCCATGCGGTCAG